CTCTTGTTGACGTCACACAGGTGCAGATAAACGGTGAATCAATTTCCGAAAATACCGGTAGTACAATCCACGCTTTAATGTGCTACGGAAACGATGCTGCTACACGAACTGAACACCTTAGCAGTTCACCCTCAATGCCTGATGCTTTTCAGTTTTATAACCAGGCTTTTCTGATCGGCAATGCTCGCTCTCCTCTAAATGATTATGGAGAAAATGATGCTGAGCCTCCACGTGGCGGATTTGAATACGTTGCCGTGAATAATCGTGAAGCTCTGTTTGTTGTGACTGAACCATTGTTTTTGTCACCATTTCAGCAGTATCAACAGATGGACGAGGGTTTCATCAACGTGAATTCTCTTCGTGTATCTCTTCGATTTAAGAGCGCATTAGATCGTATTCTTTCACACGATATTGTGAACAAGCCCAATATGACTGGTGTTCAAGTAGCGTTTTATCAAGCACCAGATTTGCTCATCAACTACATTACTCCTAGCATTACTCAGCCTCTACCTGAACTTCAAGTATTGCCGTATCATCAGATGCAACAGTATATCAAAGATTTTGGCCCTGTTAATGCAGGTGCTGAACTTACCGTTCTCTCAGATACGATTCGTTTGTCTGTGATTCCTGAGAAGATTTACTTGTTCTGTGCACACAGTGAGGCTACTAAGGGATTTACTGTTTCTGATAGTTTTATGGCTATTGAGAACGTTCAGGTTTCTTGGGGTAACCAGTCCGGATTGCTTTCTTCCGCATCTCCTCAGCAGCTCTATAAGTTGTCTAGGGAAAATGGTCTCAATGTTGATTTTCAAGGGTTTAGAAAGCATCGTGGTTCTGTTGTATGTCTTCGTATGGGTAAAGATATTGGTTTACAGGCTAATGAGAGCGTTGGTGTCAATGGTTCATACAATATTCAAGTTCAGATGAAGGTCAAGAACACAAGCGAAGCTGTGTTTACTCCTACGTTTTATATGGCCGTTTGTAACACCGGAACGTTTAGTATTGGGAGCAATTCTGCACGTGCTAGCATCGGAAATCTCACGAGTGATATGGTACTTATGGCTCGAGGAAGTGATGCCGAGATGGATTATCATATGGCCTTTGCTGGAGGAAAAGGTAAATTTTGGTCTGGATTAAAGCGTTTCGCTCACAAACTTGCTGGTACTGTTAGCAAATTGGCTGTTCCTGTTGCATCTGCCTTTGGAAGCCCAGAGCTTGGCCTTGCAATCAAATCCGGTGCTGATGTGGCTCGTAATTTGACACGAGGTGGTCGTCTATCCGGTGGTAGAATGTAAATTCCTAAGAGCATAAGTGGTGTAAAAAAATAAAACAATAAAATAGTATAATATCTGTATAAATGTATATATAGGTATTATAGTAAAATCTCATACTTGATTTTGATTTTGATTTTGATTTTGATTTGGTTCTTGTTCTTCCTTCTTTTGTGTATCTTCGATAACTTTTTGTTCATTGTCATTATTCAGATTGTAGCGTATAGTGTGATTAATACGTTGCTCGTGGTATATAGGCTTTTTTCTGAAGGCCAGCTTCATAGTAAATAATCCATATGAGGGTAAATAAATTGGATTGAAATTATCGTCTTTATCTGTCCAGAATCCTGTGATATCAATACTGCGTAATGGTACAGTAGATATCATATCTATCCAACGAAGTTGTAATCCGACACCATTAAACTGTATATCCGACCTATCATTTGTTTCACTTGGAATTAAAAAATCAGTTAAAATAGAGCGTGTCACGTCTCCTTCACCCTGAACAAATTCATTATTCAGAGGTAACGAAGCAGATTCAAAAACAATCTTTTGAAAATCGTTCAGTAATGATAAAGATATATACTCTTGTGTCATCTGAAGATACGGTCCTATTTGGTTACCAATAAGAGGCTGTACCATAATCTGGTTGTATGAATCGATTTTACCTGTAATAGGATTGAGACTATCAGCAATAGCAAAAGCATCGAATGATGGGAATTTATAATACAGAGGTAAATTCATACAGATCTTAATGTAATCAATACCGGAATCCTCTGGATAATATGTATAAAATTCTGACTGTGCAAACATACTAATTAACTGAGTGGCTGGATCAAACATAAACAGAGGTTGTATAATATCGTACGGTTGGCCTGTTTCAGGATTTATTGGTGGAAAGTCGGCGCACTGCAATTCCAGCTGTTCTAACGCAAGAAGATACGATATATTTAGAATATCCAACCAACCTTGAATAGAATATATGGCTTTCGAATAGAGAGGAGCTCTCGCATCAGCAGGTGAATTATCGTAGTAAAATAACTTGATAACTGACTCACAGTCACCGTATACTAGCTTAATAAAAAGGTCATCTGTTTCATCAAATATAGAAATCGGAATATTTGTTCCTGGAATCGAAAACCGCACCACAGCGCACTGATATTTACTTGGGTCATCTATAATCGTTCCTGTTCTTGTTTCTTCGAATTTTAAAATCGTTTTATCAGGACTCTTGTTATTTAAAACAACGTTATAATACAGTATATCGTTATTCATATATTGTATTATAGTTAGAATTTTTTTATGTTTTAAACTTTGTTAATCTCTTGTAGATAATCGATATAGATAAATTTCATTATTGCTTTGATTAGTTCGTTTGGATTTAATATTTCGTGAAGCTCTAAGTGCTCTTGATAATAGGAATAGTGCTTCTGTTCTAGATAGTCTAAATGTAGGAATATATCTTCGTGTAGTGCATCATAGAGGTCATCGTGTTCATATAGCTTATATCTACCACAGTCTGTAATGTCATTAATCAAATTTTCAAATACTTCTTCGTCATCATCTTCGTCATCATCAATATTAATAGAACTATTCAAAATCGCATACTCTACAATAATAGCATAAGCTGTTTTAGCTAGCGTTGATTGATAGAACAGTTCATCGAGTTGTGGATTGACAGGAGACATAGTTAGTATTATTATAAATGTAGCTTTATACCTGTTTTAGTAAATGAATGATGTTATATAGTCATACCACGTTTGGTTTTCATCAATTTCCTTAGATTGTTGTTTTGTCCATTCGTCAGCCTTGAAAAGAATATAACCACGCCATTGATTCGATCGATTTTGCACCCAATTCGTAATCATATAGACTATTGATATACACACATATAATATTTTTAAGAAAATTAGTAATAATGTCATTATATATATTGTATTATATATTATTTATTCATTCTGTCTATATGTTTTTTAGATTTTCGGTGGTGTGTTAGATGTTGCTTACTTACAGTCGCGCCACATTCACATTCTATTTTTTTATTTAGCTCATCCTTATGTTTCTGATAATATAATTTCTTCTGTTCCTTTATTTCATCTCTATGCTGCTCTCGATATATTTTTTTCTTTTCAAATATTTCATCTTTATGTTTCTCTCTATACAATTTCATATATTCATTTATACCAATATCACCTCTACTAGGAATACTCATATTCAATTTTGCATCGTAATACTCAATCCAATATCCTTCACGTTTATATCTTTCATTTTTATCACACATTAACCTCTCAATTTCATCAACAGTCCAATTAGACCAACCACCGTTATCTCGTATATAAGAATACACTTTATAATTATGATTAGAACTATTTTCATTATTACAATTATATTTATGTTTATTTATACGTTTTTTAAAATCATTCGTCGAGCCGATATACACATCGCTTATGCTTTCATCTTTGCAGCTAATTTTATAGAAAATAATATTTTCCATTATATACATATTTAGTTCAATCCATTTATTTAAATTCATTTAGATAAATATAACATCTATGCTCTTGTATTTTTCAATCGATAAGAATGTTGTTATATAGTCTATCTTTTCAGTGAAAATATATTTTAACCTCAATCTAAAATAGAAATTCTAATAGAATCATTGAGAGAAACATCAAATACTGCTCTTGTATTTTTACAATATTTTATTTCAAGATATGAGCTTAATATAGAGTTATAATATTTAGTTATAATAATTAACATTTCTATGTGCCCTTTTCTCTCAACGATTGAAATAATATTTAGAAAAACAGAGAGGTCCAAAAAATATTTCCTATTTGAAATAGTATTATTAGTGTAACCCTTGTCGTGACATTTTTTTCTAAAAGTAGAAAAATACACTACACTGAAAATATAAAATTTA